GCCCGGCGGCGGACCGCCCGCCGCACCTTCGGGACCGGCTTGCGGATCCGCTTCCGCAGCTCCTTGACGACCAGCTTGCGGCCCTCGAACTTGCGAAGGTCGCGGATCAGCTCGTCGAGCGTGCCCACCGCGTCACCTCCTGTCCGCTCGCCGCTGCGCGGCCCTTTCCTCTTCCAGCAGGTCCACGAGGGTGGCCAGGTCCCGCGGGTGCCACTGCTCCAGCTCGGTCAGCGCGATGCTCGTTTTCCGCGCGAGGGTGACGAGCGTGTGGCGGACGGAGCCGGCTGGCCAGGGTCCTCGGCATCAGCCGGGACACCGCCCTCGCCCTTCTGCTCTTCGCCCTCTTCGTCGTCGGGCGGCAAAGCCTCGATCAGCTGCTCGTTGTACTTCTCCCACGGCAGCGCGGTCAGCTGCTGCCGGGTCGCCGCCGACCAGGCGAGGAAGCGGAAGAACACCATGGAGGCCTGGTCTTCCATCCTCACGATGGGCCAGCCGAACGGCTGTACCTCCCAGCGGGCGACGTCCCGCTGGTCGGCGACCACCGAGTACTTCTCTCCGGTGTCGAGCTCGACGTCGAACTCGAAAATCATCGAGGGCATGGGCGCGCGTCTCTCTTTCCCGTGACGTCAGGCGGATGCGCCGACGACGACGATGTCGTACGTAACCGAGGTGCCGGCGCCGCTGTTCGCGATCCGCAGCAGGTCGCCGGTGCCGGCCGTGACCGCCCAGCCGGTCGGGTCGGCGGCGCCGGCGAACGCGGCGACGACCGCGCCGGGCCGGACGGTGAGCGTGTGCGTCGCGCCGAGCAGCGCCGCCCATGCGTTCGACGCGGCGGCGCCGACGATGACGTTGTTGGTGTTCCCCGCGGCTGCGGCGACGATGAGGCCCTTGACCCGGGCGAGGCTGAAGGCGCCGCCGAGCGCGTCGAGGAGCGAGCCGGCCAGGTCGAGGTCCTCGTTGGCGGACGCGGCGAGGGTGCGCTGGTCGTGCCAGATCCGGTTGGCCTGCCCGGTGCCGGTGCCGTCGCCGAGTTCGGCCTGGTACGTCTTCCGCAGGGGTGCGGACGCGGACCCGAGGTCGAGGGCGCTGACCAGGTCGGCGAGCGCTTGTACGCGAAGTGTGGCGGTAAGCGACATGACGGCGGATCTCCAATCAGGCGGCGGTGCCGAAGACGGGCTGGCCGATCACGGGAAACTCGGCCTCGAAGGTGCGGAACGACCCTTGCTCGCCGCCGAACTCGACCGGCATCGCGATGATCGTGACGGTGGCGGTGTCCTCGCCGGAGCCGACCCGGGGCTGGATGAGTACTTCGACCTGCTGCCCGGCCGCGTCGTTGAGCGCCTTGGCCAGGCCGCCGGTCTTCGTCGACTGGAGACCGGACAGTTCGAGCGTCCACAGTGTGGAGTCGACGTCCTGCACCTGCCCGTCCGGCACCAGGGTACGGATGGACTGCACCGGCGTGTCCGGCACGAGCCGGGCCTTGGTGACCTGGTTGGTGTAGGTGACGCTTTCGACGGTGACGATGGCGTCGCGCATCACGTGCGCGTTGGCGTAGGCCGGCATGGGTCACTCACTCCTCATGGTGATTTGCAGGGCCAGCTGGTCACCGGCCTGGCTGGCGAGGACGACCGGCTCTACCCGGTCCACGAATCCACAGTTCTGCTCGACGCCGTCGATGACCCCGTCGACGTGGGAGTCGATCCACTCCGACGCCTGCCGCTCGTCCTGGGGCAGGAACACGAGGATCCGCCACGTGACGTAGAAAGACAGGCCGTCCGTGCGTTCCATCGCGCCGAGCAGCGGCCACGCGTCGCCGGCACTCGGCGTGGCGGGCCGATACTTGTAGCCCTTCACACCGTCCACGTTGGCCAGTGCGGTCGCGAACTCGGCGCGGCGGCCGGCCAGGCTCATCCGATCACCAGCTTCCGGTACGGGCCCTCAAGCCGCCGCACCTCCGGGTCCTTGCCGGGCGGCCGGGTCGAGCCGGCCTCGGCGTCGCCCTGGAGCACCGCGAGCGGAAGCCGGCGGCGGGCGAGGTTGCATTGCACACGGCGCAGCAGCGCCTCGCGCATGTCCGGCGGGTAGACGGCGTCGATTCGGCACGCGGCGCGCTGGGCGGCCGCCTCGGCGTCGAGCGCGCCCTGGATCGCCGCGTCCGACCAGGACCCGCCGCCGTCTTCGTCGTAGTCCCGGTACGCGACCACGTCGGGCATGCCGCCGTCGTCGACCACCGGGCTCGCGTAGATGGCAACGTTCGCCACACCCGCACCGACCGCGGTGATGACGCCGATGTACCGGCCAGCGGACGCGACCTCATGCACCGCCCGATAGGCGCCGGATCCGAACACCTCGAACAGCGGCGCGGCGGAGTTCCCGTCGGGCAGGGTGACCGCGATCGTAGGCGTGACCGCGAGCGGCGCGCCGTCGTCGTCGGTGGGCTCGACCTCGATCACCCACCGGCCGCCGACCGGCAACGTCTGCCCGTCGCCGCGCGTCACGGTCAACCCCATGGCTCAGATCCCCTGGTCTTTCGTCGAAGGCGGGGGAGCGCTGCGACCGGCCGACCCAGCCCGACAGGCCGGCCGGTCCACCACCAGCGCGCCCACGCCGGGTCTCAGGCTCGGATCAGGTGCGCGCCGACGGTGTACGTGATGCTGTCGGCATCGCCGTGCGTCAGCGTGACGCGCACTTGGTCGCCGAGGTAGGCGTTCGCGACCAGGTTCGCCGCCGCGGTCAGGCCAGGGCCGACGTTCAGGGTCACCGTGCTCACCGCGGTGATCGCGGCCGAGGTGAGGAGGTTGACCCACTTGCCGGACGCGCTGTCGAGGGTGTCGATCGTGACCACGACCGAGGGTGTGGCCGCGATGGCGGTGGCGTCGATGACCAGCCGCAGCGCCCGGATCCGGTTCGTGGACAGCACGACGGCTGTCGGGGTGGCGGTGCGGGCCGCCGACGCGTAGACGGTGGTCTGGGTGGCGCTCATCGGTGTGTGCTCCCGTCCGGGTAGAGCCGTGGGTGATCGATCCGCCGGCGGCGGCGTTCAAGCCGGGTCGCCAGTACGGCTTCGTGCTCTTCGACCCGCTCAGCCAGCTCGGCCAGCTCGGCGCGCAGGTGCGCCAGCTCGGCCTGCGTGGCGGGCAGCGCCGACTCGTCCAGCGGCTCCCCGGCGGCGGCGGGGGGAGCCGCCGCCGGAGCGCGCCGCGTGCCTGGCTTGCCGGTCATCAGGCGACCGCGTACGCCAGCTGAAGCACGTCCGAGTCACGCGAGATGAACTCGGCGCTGTAGCCCCAGATACCGATGCCGACGTACGACACCGCGATCCGGTCGAGGTCGATCCGCCGCGGCGGGGAGAACCACTGGTACACCGAGCCCGGCACCCACAGGTAGCTCTTGTTCGGGCCGCCGTTCGCGGTCGCCAGAGCCCACGCCGGGACACCCTGCTTGCCGGCCACCCGCACCGTCGACAGGTCCGACGCGGTCATGCCTGCCACGTTCTGCGGCGCTTCGAGGGGGAACAGCAGCCGGCCGTCGGCGTCGACCGCGGTGGTGATCGCGGTGTAGAGGTCCTGGTTCAGGGCGAGGCCGGTGTACCGGTCGCCGCCGCGGATGAACTGGAGCCCAGCCCAGGTGCCGACGATGTCGTCCTGGAGCACGTCGTCGACGCCGGTGATCGCGGTGTCGGCCAGGGAAAGCGCCTGGAACGCGTCGACCATCCGGGTCTCGAGCAGCTCGGCGTAGAACTGCGTCATGGCGTCCCACATGACCTGGTCGGTCTGCGGGGTGCCGCCCTGGTCGATGACCTCCCGGTTGACGTTCAGCTTGCCGGAGATCGCCTTGGGCGTGACTTCCTGGCTGGTGGTGGTGAACGCGCCCTCGGTCGGCTCGGTGCCCTGCGTGTGCTCGCCGGCCAGGCCCGTCGCGGTGTTGAACTTCGGCAGGGTGCTCTTCGTGATCGAGTCGACCACGCCGCCGGTCACGCGGGCGCCGATCGGGCGGGTGAAGGCGAGGCGGCCCACGTACAGGTCCGGCCGCTGCATGTTCGGGTTCATCGACGCCACGTTGGTCGAGGTGATGTTCGCGAACGCCAGCGACATCTGGTCGGCGATGAACTTCTCGGCCTTCTTGCGCAGCTCGCTGTCGCCGCCGAAGCCGGTGGCGATGTCGTCCGTGAGGTTGCGCTGGCCGGGGTTGCCGTCGAACCGGTACAGCGGCGCCTCGTTCACCTGCGCCGGCCCGCCACCGCCGGCGGCGGCCTGCTGCTGCGCCTGCGGCGAGCCGGGCAGCGGCCGAGCGAGGGGGTTCACCTGGTCGGGCTGGTCGACCGGAGGCTGCGGATGCGCGGCCTGGAACGCCGCGAACATGGCGTTCAGCTGCTCGGGCGTGTACGTCGCGGCCATGCCGTTCTGGCCTTGCTGCGGCTGCTGGCCCTGGTTGCCGCCGCCCTGCTGGCCCTGCGGCTGGTGCTGACCAGCGAGCGTGGGCATGAGCGCGGCGAACATCGCCGCGGCCTGCTGCGGCGTGTACACCGGGCCACCGTTGCCGGGCTGGCCGCCCTGCATCTGCTGGCCCGGCTGCGGCTGCTGGCCGCCCTGCATCTGCTGGCCCGGCTGCGGCTGACCGAACTGGCCCTGCGGCTGGCCGGCGAACACGGCCTGCGGCTGGTTGTGCTGGCCCTGCTGCGGGCCAGCGACCGGGGGCATCGACGGGCACGTGGTACCAGGCGCGTGCCACTGCCCGCAGTTCGTGCAGTTCATCGGTACTCCAATCGGGGTTGCCGCCATACGGACGGCGGTGGCACGCGCTGAGGCGAACGCCGGCAGCGCAACAAGAGAGGTCTCCCGCCACGGCGCGGCGGTGACATAGACGACGCCCGGGTACAGCGGGTCATCGGTGGTGACGACGCCGGGGTCGTCGCCGGCATAGCCGATGCCGGGAGACAGGCCGTCGCGGGCGCCGTCGGCAGCTTCCGCCAGGGCGCGGTCGCCGGCCGGGCCGCGGGACACGCTGAACGTCGCCCACTGACCGACGTGGTCGGCCCACGTCCGCACCAGCTTGCCCACCGACTGCGCGTTGTCGTGGTCGATGAGCAGCTTGATGCGGGTGATCTGCGCGGCATCGAACCGGAGCGCGCCAGGACTGAAGCGCCACTTCCGCCCGCCGGTTCGGCCGATCTCACCCCACGGCACGACCAGACCGGTGATCGTGCGCCGCTCCATGTCGACCTGGAACGCGCCTGGCACCTGCGGGGCGTCGTCGAACACCAGCCCCGGGTCGGCGGAGAAGTTCGCCGCGGTGCGACGCAGCGGGACCACGTTGCCGACCGGGTCGGGCGCCGACACGGGCTCCGGCTTCGGGGGCTCGAGCTCGGCGCGCTGCACAGCGGTCATCGGCGGCTTCCCCTCCTCGTGGCGCACCTCCGACGGCGCCATGACCTCGGCCTCGATGAGCGTCGCCGCGATCTGCGCCCGGTCGGTCGGGTTCGGCTGCAGGTAGCGGTCCCAGCTGAAGCGGACCTGCTGCCCGCGGCGGGTGATGTCACCCATCGACAGCCGGGAAGCGATCGCGGCGACCAGCGTCCCGAACGTCGCGTTGATCTTGTCCTGGCGGCGGTCGACCGCGTTCTGGTACGTCCGGCTGGTCGTCGACACGTTGAGATCCTCGGCGTCCAGCCCGAACGCGTTGGCCACGCCCACTGTCGCCTTGTCGATCAGCGTCGCCAGCTGCAGGTCGGCGGGCGAGGTCACGTTGGCCTGTTTCCACTGGAGTGCCGCCGGCACGTACCCGTCAACGCCCTGCCGGCGACGCGCCGCCCAGTCCAGCAGCGCAGCGTCGATCGCCTCCTGGCTCGGGTCGTAGGCTTCCTTCGGCTCGAACCAGCCGCGCATCGCCGGGCTGTCGGCGTACATCTCGGCGGCGGCCTCAAGCTTCGCCGCCCGCCGGATCGCCTTGGCCGCGGCCACGAGCAGCGGCGGGTTCGGGGAGTCGAACCGCTTCATGTCCGACGCCGGGGTGGGTACGCCACCGACCCAGAGGGTGGAGCCGGGCACGAACCCGGACGGCAGCTCGGCCAGGATCGTCCCAGGCGGCGGCTGCGCCGACACCACGTCGGGGTCGACCCGGCGCGCCTTCACCGGGAAGCCGGCGAAGTCCCATGCGAGGACCTGAAGCCAGCCGATCCCCTCGAAGATCACATCCTCGACCAAGGACGCCATCGTGACCGGGTTGGCGACGTCCGGGTCGATCTGCTCCATCAGCCGGGACCGGACCGGCCGGTTGTCGTCGTCGACGACCTCGATTGGCAGCCCGGCGATCGTGCCGACCACCGCGTTGCGGGCCTTCAGCACCGACGGCACCGACAGTGCGAACTCCCGGGTCACCCGGGCGAAGCCGCCGTCGGCCTGCTGCTCCCACCACGGGAACGACTGCCAGCCCAGCGTGAACTGGTGCGCCGTCTCGGCCCGGGTCGGCGCGGCGGTGGGCACGCCGAAGTACTCCGCGACACGCCGCCAGAACGCCACCATGAACCGGATGGTACAAGCTCGACCTACGAATCCTCGGTTAGGCGAGCTTGTGACCTTTGATTCGAAGGCCGCCGTCCTACCTGACCGGGTGAAGAGGGGTCGGCATCGTCATCGACAGCGGCGGCGGCAGCAGCTGCGCCAGGTGCGCCGCACCAGCCATCGCGTAGGCGGCGTCGACCGGCTCCTCACCCTTTCGGTCGAAGATCCACCGGTCGCCGACCTTCAGCTTCTCGGCCGCCCCGACGTGGTCGTTGACCAGCGGGTCGTCGGAGTGCACGAACAGCCGCGCCCGCACCAGCCCGGAGAAGCCCATGCAGCACGCGGCGGTCTCGGCGCGGATCTCCTCGACCTTGACCCCGGGCGGCGGCCACACCCGCGGCCCGGGCGTCTTCTTCGTGCGGTCGGCCAGCGCCACCGCGAGCTCGGCGGCCGGCCCCGTCGGCAGCCAGCCGAAGACCCGCGGTTTCCCCTCCGCGACCAGGGCGGGCAGCGCCTCGCGCGCCTCCGCCGGCGTGTCCCAGTCGGCGACAGCCTCGCCGCGCACCCGCCCGTCGGGCAGCAGCGCCGCCGCGGCGAGCGTGGTGTGGCCCATCGGCGACACGTCCAGGCACCAGGCCACCCGGTTCCGCACGGCCTCGAGGTCGCCCTCCTCGGAGCAGTCGCGCCACGCGGTCGGGTCGATCGCCGGGTTGAGGACCTTGACCCGGATGCACATGACCTCGGTCTTGTACTCGGTGAGCGCCTCCCCGCCGGCCTTGACCGCGCGGCGGGCGTCCGCGAGGAGGTCCTTGGTCCGCTGGCCGCGGCGGTTCATGTTCGGGTTGGCCTGCGCGAGGCTGTGCTCGTCGAGCGGGTCGGCGTGCTGCTCGGCCGACCACTCCGCGATGAAGAAGTCCGTGTCCGGGTCGGGGAGCACGACCTCAACCCCGTCGACTTCGGTCACCACGGCTTCGCGCAGGTCGTTCAACACCTGCGAGCGGTCCGAGCCGGCGTTCGACAGCAGCCACGCCTGCGACCCGTCGACGGCGCCCATCGTCCGGACGAGGGCACCCCACGCCAGGTAGTCGTAGTGGTGGCGCAGCTCGTCGATGACCAGCCGGTTCAGGGTCAGCGACCGGCCGCCCTCCTCGTTCGACGCGTCGACGCCGTAGTGGGAGTCCCACGGCCGGCCATCGGCGTCCTTCTCTGGCGTCCACATCTCGACGCCGTCATTGGCCGTCCGGTACCAGTTCTTCTCGAGCAGGGTCACGAGGCCGCAGTTCCTGATCAGCTTGCGGCTCTTGTCCCACAGCTTCTTCGCCATGCTGACCTTGGTCGATGCCGCCAGCACACCGGCAACACGCTCGACGAACAGCCAGTACGGCGCCAACGTCACGACGATCTCGGACTTGCCGTTCTGCCGTGAGGCCAGGATCAGCCGGTACTTGAACCGCTCGGTCCCGTCCGGCAGCAGCTCACCAGCATGGATCTTCGCCCACCGCTGCCACGGATCATCCGGATGGTGGAGCACCCGCGCGGCGAACTCGGTCTGGTCGAAGCCGACGCTTGTCTCGGGCGTCAGCGCGCACCCGCACCCGCACGGCCCGGGCGGCCCGGTGACCAGCGGCGGAGTGAAGAGCCTAGGAACCGTGCTCCCGAGCACCACCTCGGCCGTTTCGACGCTTGGTGAACTCGTCGAGCTCTGCGGCGACGCCACCAACATGGGACGAACTCCCTCCCTGCGCCCCGCGACCCGCAGGTGTCATGCCCAGCTGCACGAGCGTGGCGAGCAGCTTCGGACCGAGGTCGCTCATCACACTGTGCTGCCCCAAAGCGTCCGCGATCTTGTCGTACGCGTCGAGCACCCGCTGCTCACCGGCCGGCAACTGCGACCGGATCGTCCGCAGCGGCGCGCGGTACTTCGACGCCGGTGTGGCCTCGTCGATCAGCTGCGCGTACCGCAGGGCGAGCGCCACGGCCCCCTTGTCGCGGTCGGCCTGCGGAGCGCCGGCCAGAGCATGCGTGACCGCGGTGACCATCGGCCCCGGTCGGCGCGCTGTCATGGTTCGTTCCTCTCTGCACCTGTCTGTCCACCAACCTGGCGGCCCGCAGCACCCGGGGAGAGGGAGGACACGCTTCGCTGGGGTGTCCAGGCCCCCCTACGCCGGGAAAAACGGACACGCACAGTCACGGTCATGTGCCCTCCATCGCACACGATCAGGACCGAGCGGACGATCTGCGTGCTCATGGCGTCAGCCGTCCATGCTTGGCTACCGCCTGGCGCAGTGCCCCGACGGGTACTCCGAGGTCTGCCGCCACGCGGTCCCACGCGGTGCTGCCCCGGGTCGATCCGGGCAGGGTGGCCGCGAGTGCACCTGCGCGTCGCGCCTCGCGGATCCAGCGGTGGACGGTGGTAACGGGCACGTGGCTGGCGTCAGCGATGAGTTGGGCGGGGCGCTTCGGGTCCGCGCCGACGGCGGCGGTGTAGGCGGTGGCCACCCGACGGGCGAAACCTTCGGGGTTGGTTCCGTCTGGTCGCGGTACCGCGAGCTGGTCGAGTTCGTGGGCGTAGAGGAGGCGGTGCAGGTCGCTGGTCATGAGGCCGTCCATCGTGTGCGCGGCTGCGCGCGTGGCCTGTGCCTGCCCTGCCCCTGCCCAGCCTGTGCCTCGCGGGTCAGCCATTTGTGGATGGCGGCTGTGGTGCGGCGTGGGTGTGGGCGCTGTTGTGCTCTGGCCAGCAGGGTGCTGGTGTCGGGGTGGAGGTGGATGTGTTGGGCGCCCAGCTCAGCGGCGAGGGCTGCGCGTGCTGCCGGGCCGGGGCGACAGCGGATGATCCACACGTTGTGGGTGTGGCTGTGGATGAGCGCGATGTGGCGTCGCATCTCGGCGGGCCCGAGGTCGTCTTGGTCGAGGACGACGTCGCCGGGTCGGGCGTGCGCGCGTACGTAGTGGGTCTTGCCGGCGCAGGGTGGTCCGGTTACGAGGGTGACGCGGCGGCCAGCTCGGTCGCGAGCTTCGCCCAGATCTCCGGCTCGTGCCCCTGAAGTTCGTCGCTCACCCACGTCGCGACGAACCGTGTCCCGTCCGTGAGCGCCAGCAGGTGTGCGTCGATGTGGCGGTGTTGGGCGCGCCACTTGCCGGGTGCGGCCTCCTGCCACTCGTTGGCGTCCGGGTAGGCGTTGGTCAGGCTGGCGGGTACCGGGTCGGTCATCGGCTGATCCTCTCATCTGGGTGGTCCATGCGGTGCGTGGCTGGGCGCGCGGTGTGGTGGCGCGGGTGGGGTCGCCGGTCTTGAGGTTGCAGTGCGCGCACGCGGCGACGATGTACCGCGGGTCGTCTCCGGTGACGGCGCGGCCGCGGGTGTGGTGGGCGTGGGTGGCGGTGCCTGTGCAGCCGGGCAGCTTGAGGCGGCAGCGGTAGCCGTCGCGGGCGAGGACGTAGGCGCGGGTGCGTCGCCATGCTCGGGTGCTGCCGCCGGCCCAGGTCTTGCTCATGGGGTTGAGCCGTCGACCATCCACCGCGGCACGGTGACGGGTGGGTTGGCGGGCAGGATCACGCTGCCGGTGGTCGGGTCGTACATGAGCGTGGGGGCGCGTGCGTCGACGGCGGCGAGCTCGGCGGCGAGGGCTTCGAGGAGTGGGCGGACGCGGCCGCCGGAGTGCGGCAGGGCCGCGGCTATGGCGCGGTCGAGCTGGTCGCGGATCTCGCCGAGGTCGGGCTTAGGCACGGTCGGCTCCCTCGGGCGGGTCGGTGAGTGCGCGGAGCTCGGCGAGCGCGTCGCGGCGTGGTGGGGCGGGCCGGCCCTTGATGGCGGCCCGGGCGGCTGCGGCGCCGACACGGGCCCGGTCGGCGTCTTGGGGGTCGCGTTCGGCGCCGAACGCTGGCCGGGTGCGCCAGTCGGGGTTTTCGGGGTCGTCGTCTGGGTGACCACCGTTGGATTTTGGTCGCCCGCCGCCCGCGGCGTCCGCCGCTGTGCGGCGGGCGGTGGGCGCTCGGGGCGGGTCCCCCGCCCCGCTTCCTTCGGGGCGGGGCGGGGCGGGGCGGGGAAGCGTCACAGGCGCGTCACGTGACGCGTCACCGTCCCCGTCACGTGACGCCTTCTGTGACGCGTCACCGGACGCGTTACCGCCCTTTCGTTCTCGCCATCGGCGGGTGCGCTCGGCTTTGGCCGCCAGTTCTGCCTTCACCTGTGCCTTGGTGGGGTTGTAGTCGAGGTAGTCGTGGATGACCCAGCCGTCCGGGCCGGCGGGCGGGCACTTGTCGCTGTCGCATTGGTAGCCGGCCTGGTGCCACAGGTTGCGGGCGACGAGCTTGGCCGCTCGCGGCTCAGTGCCGCGCTTGATTTCGGTCAGCTCGTCGGCGCCGATCCGGCCGTCGGTGCCGTTGCGGCTGCACCACTCCATGGCTTCGCTCCACAGGCGGTAGGTGGCGTCGTCGAGCGGTGCCACCTTGCGGTGGATGGACGCCTGGTCGTCTCGGCGGACCCAGGTCACGCTGACCTCCTGGTCTTCTTCTGCTCGGGGTGTGGCCCGTGGGCGGATACCTCGCGGCCGCAGGCGACGCATTCGGCCGGGTACCAGTCGGTGGCCTGGACGCGGTAGGGCTTGAGGGGCCTTAGGTAGCCGCCGCAGCGGCAGGTGCCGACGAGGCGGTCGTTGGCGAGTGCGTCGCGCCATGCGGGGCCGTTGACGTCGTGGTTGGGCAGCAGGACGCGCCGCCACAGCCCGGAGTGGTCGGGGTCGTGGACGAGCGCGGCCTGGTCGGTCATGGCCGGTACACCTCTGGGGCGGTGATGGCGCCGCGGCGCACGTTGTCCGGCAGGTGCCCGATGTGGAACTGGCCGTCGACGGCGTCGCAGGCGTACGCGCGCATCCGTTCCCCGTTGATCTGGCGGATGGCGTTGCGGGCCCGCTTGCGGCTGTCGTAGCTCCTCTTCTCGTGGACGGCGCACCAGCCGACGGCGGCACTGTCCTTGTGGTCCCTGGCGGTCTTCTTCGGGGTCTTCACGTCGACGCCCTCCGGGTGCGTGCCTTGCGTTCGCGCTCTTCCCGCCGGTAGGCGACCTCGCACGCCAGGTCGGGCAGCTCCCGTGCCCGCATGTGCGCCTTGTAGCCGCGCGAGGTCCCGCAGGGCGGGGTATCGCCGCGCGACGCCCGGGGCAGGCTGGTGAGGCTGCGCCACCACACGATCTCGCTCACCGGCAGGGAGATGTCGACGCAGCGGGCGAGGGTGAGCACCAGCTGGTGCAGCTCCTCCTTGTCCAAGCCGTCGAGGAGGTCGGCGAGTTGGGCGGGGTCGTCGTCGCGGACGCGGACGGCGAGGTCGAGGCCGAGCAGCAGCAGCCGCTCGGCCCCGGCCTGCGACGTCTCGGTCATGCCGGTATTCCGCTGCGTCGCTGTTCGACCAGGGCCCGCCACACCTCGGTCAGGGCAGCGTAATCGGCGGCCTCAGCCTTCCCGTGGAGGTCGGCGAGGCTGTGGAAGCCGCGCGCGTCGCCGACGAACGCGTGGCCGTCCCAGCGGGCGTCGAACGGTGCTTCGGTGTAGTGGCCGTACGTCTGGC